GAGCGCCCCCACCGTCCGCAAGTTCCCCCGCACGCTGGCCGAAGCCTTCCCGGCTGACGCCCGCCACGCCTACGCCATCGAGCGCGGCAGCCGCCGCATGGACAGCGTGGGCTCCGTCCTCCTGGCCAGCGCCATCGGCATCGCCCTGGCACTGGCCCTGGCGCACTGGTGGAGCGCGTGATGGAGCACCACTTCAACGACGGCACCGAGCCGACCATCCTGCCCCATTACGCCCGCTGCGCCGGCCCCTGCCAGCAGGGCCGCGCGGCCTGCCCGTGCCCTCAATCGTGTGAGCAGGCGCTGGATCGAAGCATCCTGCGCCTGGCTGGTCAGGCGTTCCTGGCCATCGTGCTGGCGGGGGTGGTGATTGCGGTGGGAGTGGCGGTGTCATGAGTTCCGTCTACCTCACCGGCACCGTGGCCGGCACGTATCACGGGCTCTCTACCGTGCCCGAGGATGACCAGCCTGCGCATGTGGTGGTCACCGTGCAGATGCGCCAGGTGCGCCCGGGTGCGCCGTTCATCACGGGCGTGCTGTGGTGTGGTCACGGCGAAGCCGGCGAGCGCCGCGCCGCTGAGGTGCGGCGGGAACTGGTGCGCGATGCGCTGGTCAGCCTGGCAGGCGAGGCCATCACCTACTGCGCCCGGGCCAACACCCTGAACGTGCGCGGCCTGGAGGCCGTCAACGTGTTGACGCCCATGCGCGATGTCGTGCGCTTCGAAAGCCTGCGCCCCACAACCCCCGAACCCACCACCCCATGACCCAAGCCCACCACATCCACCCGCTGGCCGACCCGATCGTCATCGGCATCGCCGGCCACGCCGGTGCAGGCAAAGACACCGCCGCGGCGTACCTGGTGGAGCGCTACGGCTTCGTGCAGGCCAGCTTTGCAGACCCCATCCGCAGCATGGCCCTGCTGATGCTGGAAGAGGCTGGCATTGACCACCGCTGGCTCACCGAGCGAGCCCACAAAGAGCAGCTCATCCCCGGCCTGGGCATCAGTGGGCGCGCGTTGATGCAGACCCTTGGCACCGAGGTGGGCCGCCAGCTTCACCAGGACGTTTGGGTGCGGCACCTGGCGCTGCGCCTGGGCCTGCCGGTGTTTGGGCAGAGGTGTGGCGATCAGACGCCCGTGCATGACCGCATCGTCATCAGCGACACCCGCTTCGCCAATGAGGCCGGGTGGATCCACCAGGTGGGCGGCAAGGTCATCCGCCTGCACCGCCGCCAGGCCGCAGCCGTCCGCAGCCACGCCAGTGAGGCCCATGTGATGGCGCTGGACGCCGATGTGGACATCCACAACCACGGCGAGCACTTCGCCGGCCTGCACGGCCTGCTGGATGGCGCCATGGCGACGTGGTGCATCGGCGAGCGTGAGCCGATGAGCCTGCGCGCGCCAGACCCGGCTGCCTACATATGACCCGCAAGCGCAGCAAATACCGCCCCCGCGGCATCAACCCCACGGCCCACCTGGTGGCCATCATGGGCGTCTCCTGGCTCAGCCGTGACGACCAGACCCTGTGGGCCCTGACCATTGACGACGCCGTGCGCGCCGTGGCCCGGGGCCAGGCCAGCCAGGCGCACTGGCGCGAGATTTTCGATGCGGTCAACCTGGTGGAAGAGCTGGTGCGCATGCGCAAGGCGCATGACCCGGAGCGCATCGTGCAGGCCGCGCAAGACGCCTGCGAAGCCATCCTGGACCGTCAGCGCGCCACCGGCGTGCGTGCTGCGCGTGCCGCCGAGCTGGCCGCCCTGCAAGCCCTGCGCGCCGGCTGGGTGGAGCTGATGAGCGGCATCACCCAGGCCGAGCGCTTCGCGGCCGGTGAAGCAGTGCAGCACCGCGTGCGCCGCGCCCTGGCCGGTGCTGAGCCCGCCGCGCGCCTGGTGCAACCCCTTGAGCAGGAACCCGCCTAATGGCCCACAAACACGGCACCTACCTCGGCGGCATCCGCGATCTGGATGACCTGCGCCTGCGCTGCGTGGTGGACGACGACACCGGCTGCTGGCACTGGCGCCTGAGCAAGTGCGACGGCGTGCCCAAGGTGCACGTCACGCACCCCGCCCTGCCCAGGCCCGGCCACATCATGCGCGGGCGCCGCGCCGCCCTGCTGCTGGCGCGCGGGCGTGATCTGCCGGCCGGCCATGTGGCCTATGCGCGCCTGTGCTGCACATCGGCAGACTGCGTGAACCCCGACCACTGCCAAAGCGGCGACCGCCACGCCCACGGCCGCTACCTGACCAAGAGCGGCAAGGTCAAGGGCCTGCTGAGCAAGCGCAAGGCCAGCCGCGCCATGTGGGACAAGCGCGGCCGCAAGGTGACGCCCGAGATGGCCGCGCACATCCTGGCTAGCAAGGCGACGCTGCAGGCCCTGGCCAAAGAGCTGGGCATCAGCCAGTTCGCCGTCTGGAGCGTGCGCAAGACGGGCGCCGTGCACACCCCGCACCTGGCGCAGGCCAGCGTGTTCACCTGGCGGGGGGTGGGGGTATGAGCCATCACTCCACAGCCCACCAGTGGCGCGACTGCAAGCAGATTTTGCCGGGGCATGGCGAGAGGGTTCTGGTGTATCGGTCCACGCTTTTTCGATTTGTGAGGCTTACCGGCACGGTCGACATCAGCACTTGGCTCCGAACCACACGTGGCGGGGTTTGGGCTTGCGACGAATCACCTTGGCGAATTCGCGAGGTCACGCACTGGATGCCACTGCCCGCAGCACCTGTCAAACCGGAGGCCATCTGATGCTCACCCCCCACCGCGCCGCCGCCAGCACCCTGGCCCAGCGCCTGCGCATCGTGGCGCACCGCGGCCACCAGGTCACCGCCAAAGACCTGGCTACCCTGGTGCGCGCTGCGGCGCTGCTGGAGGAACAGGGCGCGGCGATTGATCGGCACCTGAGCGTGTACGGCCAGACGCTGGGGGAGCTGGTGGAGACGCGGCATCAGTTGGTGAGCATCAGGGAGATGCTGACCGAGGCGTTGGAGGGGGAGGCTGTATGAAAGAACGACCGATCATCTTCAGCGCGCCGATGGTGCGGGCGATCCTGGCCGGCACGAAGACGCAGACGCGGCGGGTGGTGAAGCCGCAGCCTCCTGAAATCCTGCCCGTCTACGCGCCCAAGGTCTACTGGCCCGCCCGCGACCGCCACATGACACACGGCGACCCCGACGGCGCGGCTTATCTGCAGTTTGAACGCCCCGGCGACTACGACGGCGCGCATGTCATGCGCGGCGGCTTCGGGTTCCGCTGCCCCTGTGGGCAGCCCGGCGACCGGCTGTGGGTGCGGGAGGCATGGAAGGCGCACACGACCTTTGACCATTTGCCGCCGCGCGAGATTCCACAGAGCCATGTCTGGTACATGGCCGACGATGGCTACAAGGCCGAGTCGCGCTACCGGCAGGGCATGTTCATGCCCCGCTGGGCCAGCCGCATCACTCTTGAAGTCACCGCCGTCCGCGTGGAGCGACTGCAGGACATCAGCGAGGCGGATGCCATTGCGGAGGGCTGCACCAAGAATCACAACGGGTATTTCTGGGGCGGTCCGCACCCCGTCAGCGGCTTGAAACAGATGGCCATGGCGGGCAGCGCGTACCGCGACCTGTGGGAATCCATCAACGGCCCCGGCTCCTGGTCCACCAACCCCTGGGTCTGGGTCATCGAGTTCAAGCGGGTGACGGCATGACCCAATCCCGCCACATCAACGCCCCCCGCTTCCGCTGGACGCCTGAGCGTGAGCAGATGCTGCGCAAGCTGTACCCGGACATGCCCGCCCAGCTCGTGGCGCAGGCGCTGGGCTGCTCGCTGGGGCCTGTCTACTCCAAGGCCACTGTGCTGGGCCTGCACAAATCTGCCGCCTTCCTGGCCAGCCAGTTGAGCGGGCGCATTCAACGCGGCCAGCGTGACCCGCGCATGACGGCCACGCAGTTCAAGCCCGGCGTGGTGCCGCACAACAAGGGCGTGCCCGGCAGCACCGGCCTGCACCCGAACTGCCGCGCCACACAGTTCAAGCCCGGCCGCAAGGCTGAGGAGGCGCGCAACTACGTGCCGATCGGCAGCCACCGGCTGAGCAAAGACGGGTACCTGGAGCGCAAGATGACGGACGACCCCGCCCTGGTGCCCGCCAGGCGCTGGAAGCCCGTGGCGCGCATCGTGTGGGAGGCCGCGCACGGCCCCATTCCGCCCCGGCACCTGGTCGTCTTCCGGCCCGGCATGTTCAGCAACGTGCTGGAACAGATCACCGTGGACCGGCTGGAGTGCATCACCCAGGCCGAGAACGGCCGCCGCAACGCGCCCACCGTCAGGCACCTCGAGGTGGCGCGGCTCATCCAGCTCAAGGGCGCCATCACGCGCCAGGTCAACCGCATCACCCAGCAAGACAGCCAGAAGGAACCCCGCCCATGAGCGCATCGCCCCACATCGACCAACTGCGCAGCCACCTGATGGACACCCTGGCCGCCCTGCGCGACCGCGACAACCCCATGGAGCCCGACCGCGCCCGCGCCGTCGCCCAGGTGGCCGGCGTGCTGGTGGACACCGCGAAGGTGGAGATTGACTACCTCAAGGTGACCGGCCAGGACAGCAGCAAGTTCCTCGAAACCCCGCCCGACGCCAACGTGAAGCACCTGGGCCGGGAGAGCTTGCCGAACGGCATCGTGGGGATTACGCGGCATGCGTTGAGGTGAGCACCCATGACCGAAACCCTGAAGACGACGAAGGAGCTTCGAAGTGAGAGACAACCCGGATGACGGCAGCGGCCTGGAGCTTTTCGGCCGCCTGCTGGTAGTGCTGGCCATCGTCGGCCTGGTCGCCATGCTGGCGCTTGCGACATGGGGGCTGTGGGCATGGATCAAGTGACCCTCACCCACATCGAGCACCAGATTGCCGAGCTGCAGCGCCAGGCCGAGGCGCTGCGCACCACCACGGACGACCCGCAACTGCCCGCCGCCTGGCGCAAGCTGGTGAAGGGCCAGGGCTGGTACCGGTACCTGCAGCTTCCGCCCGCTCAGCACGAGCTGGCCCTGATGGACGGCTGGGAGCCCCTGCACCTGCGCCAGCAGCGCATGGCCGACGTCAAAGCCCGCGCCCTGGCCCGCGCCCACAGCGGCCTGGCGCTGGTGCGGGCGACTGAGCAGCACCACGGGATTCACTGACATGCTGCTTACCGCAAGCGACGTGGGCCGTCAGTTGGGCATCAGCCGCCGGGCCGTGTACGACCTGGCGTATTCTGGGCGGCTGATCTGCTACCGCGTGGGCGCGAATGATGGCGCCATGCGGTTCGCCCCTGCTGACGTGGAAAGCTACCTCGCATCATGTCGATCTACTGGTCAAAAGCTGACAAGCGCTGGCGCTTTGAGTTCGACCGCTACATTGCGGGCCGCCGACACCGACTTACTCGACTGCTTCCGCAAGGCTGGAGTCAAGCCCAGGCTGACACGTTCGACCGAGCCGAAACCGCGCGCCTGTACGGCCTTGCATCTGGCATCGCCCGCGACGAACCCCTGATCGACCAGGCCGTCAAGCACTACCTCACCGACAAGACCGCGCTCAAGAGCTACAAGAGCGCCGCCGAGCACCTGGGCGCGATCGCCTGGGCCTGGCAGGGCCGCCCGATGAGCGATCTGCCCACAGTGGCCCAAGAGGTCATCAAGGCCGCAGACGCCGGCCCGGCCACCATCAAGAACCGCCTGGCCTTGCTCAAGGCCGCATGCCGCTGGGCGTGGAAGCGCCACGGCCTGACCGACACCGACCCCACCGCCCGCATGCTGATGCCGGCCGTGCGCAACGCCCGCAAGGTGTACCTCACGCGCGAGGGCATGCTCAAGGCCTGCCGCGCCTGCGGCAGTTGGCAGGCGCAGATCGCCATCCGCGTGTGCTTCTACACCGGCATGCGCCTGGGCGAGCTGTGGCACGTGACGGCGCAGGACAACCTGCTGGTGCTGACCGACAGCAAGAACGGCCAGCCGCGCATCATCCCCGCGCACCCGCGCATCCGCCACCTGCTCAAGCACCTACCCCTGACGGGCCACAAACGCGGCGTGCAGGCCGCCTGGAGCCGCGCTGCGGCCAAGGTAGGGCTGGGGGACGTGCGCTTTCACGATCTGCGCCACAGCGCGGCCAGCGAAATGGCCAATGCAGGCGTGCCGCTGTTCACCGTGGGCCAGGTGCTGGGCCACAAAAGCCCGGTCAGCACCCAGCGCTACGCGCACCTGTATGCCGACACCCTGGCGGCCGCTGTGGGCCAAATTGGCCGGCGCAGAGCATGACTTCCAAACGCGACCGTAGGCGGCCAGACCCGCACGGCGTTTTGGCGTTGTTAAAGGCTGCCGCGGCTGCCGCCCCGCCTGTAACGCCAGAAATGCTCGAAGAGTTGGCGCAGCAGCGCGTAGATAAGTCGCTTAGCCCAAAAGAACGAAGCGAGCGCAAATTGCTGAATTGGCGCCATCAGGCTACCAAGCGCAACGCGAGCAAGATGCGTCGTACGCCGCCATGGGCTGACCTGGATGCAATCCGCAAGCTGCATGAACAAGCACAGCGATTGACCAAAGAAACCGGGGTCGCACACCACGTCGATCACATCATTCCGCTGCAAGGCAAGACCGTTTCAGGCCTACACATCCACACCAATATGCAGATCCTGACTGCGCGGGAAAACTGCCGCAAGTGGAACAAGTGGGAGGATTTCCCCACAGTACCTGCAACAGACTCAACCCAGGTCCGAAAGAGAAAACGAGCCTAAGTGCTTGATTTTGGCGGAAAGGGAGGGATTCGAACCCTCGGTACTGGAGAACCAGTACGCCGGATTTCGAATCCTATGCGCCACCCGCGCTACGAGGTAAGCGCCCTGGGGGAATAGGCGCAAAACAGGCGTTTGAAGGGGGTAGTTGGGCAGAAATCCCCACAGTCGGGGCTCATTGAGTGAGCCACCAGCCGCAGCCCTACCCCTTCGCCAGAATCGCCGTCTTCGCCGCTGACCCTGCCGAGCTGCCGAAGTAGTAGGCCACGACGCTGGCCCAGGCGCCGCCTAGGGCGCCGAGCATGACCAGGAGGGCGTCGCCGCCTTCTGCGGGTTTGCCTTGGGCCAGCAGCCAGCCCAGCACGCCGAAGAAGCCGGCGGTGATGCCGAAGGCGAGCAGGCGCGGGGTCCAGACGTCGCCGCTTTTGGCTTCGCGGTCGCGGGCGTTGGCGCGGTCGGCCTGGTGGAGTTTGTCCACGTCCACGTCCAGCTCGCGCATCCTGGTGGCGAAGGCCTGGTCTGCGGTGCGGATCTTCTCCAGCACGTCCACGCCGCCGGCCTGCACGGCCTGGGCCACTTCGTCAGGCGTGGCGTCGGGGCGGCCCAGCAGTTCGCGGCTGAGCACGCCCACCGCGGCACCGGCCAGCGGGCCGCCCAGCGCGGTGGCCAGGCCGGGGGCGACGGCGCCGACTACCTTTTTCCAGTCGAAGTCGAAGTCAGCCATGGGTCAGGCCTCCATCAGGTCTGCAATGCGGCGGGCCCAGCCTCGGCTGAAGGCGGGCCAGTTGGTCAGGCCGGTCATGAAACGCAGGCGCTGGGCGAGGATGGCGTTGCTGAGTCGCACCGGGTCCTGCGCGTAGGCGGCGGCCAGGGTCTTGGGGCCGATGACGCCATCGGCCGTGACGCCCAGCGCCCGCTGCAGCCACAGGGCCGACTGCGCGGGGCCGCTGTTGACGGCGCCGTCGAAGACGATGTAGCGCACGCCGGGCGGCAAGTCATCAGCGCGCACGGGGCGCCAGTAGCTGTCCAGGTAGATGCGCTTGGCCAGATCCACCGGCAGGGCGCGCATGTCGCCGGTGTAGCCGGCCTGGCGGGCGACGGCTTCGGTGATGCCGAAGCGGGTTTTGCCGCCGGGGTCTGCGGCGTGGTCAGAGAAGTCGCCCTCGTGGCCAAGAAGCTGGGCGAAGGCGGTGTCGAAGTTCATGGGGCAGCCCTCAGCGTCAGATGTGGTCGCCGCTGGGGTCATAGGGGTCGATCAACGGCTCAAACCACGCAGCCAGTCGCTGACGCCAGCCTGAGCCCGTGCGGTTGTGGCGCTTGAGCCGTGCGGTCACGGTTGTCTCTCGGGGGATCTCCAAGAACAGCACGGTCATCAGCGTGACGTTGACCAGCACATCCAGCGCGTAGCCCACCAGCAGCACCGGGTAGCCAAACACTTTGGCGACGGTGCCGAGCTTGCCCATGTCGCGCACGCGCTGCAAATTCATCACGGCGAGGTAGAAGATCCACAGGCCGTAGCTGGCTGCGAACACGAGGGCGATGAGAGTGATCATGCCGGCCACCTGGCCTTGATCTCGACCACCTTGTCGAGCCATTCCTGCTGCGTTGCCTCGCCGCGTTGGGCCATGAAGAAGATGGGGTCGGACTCGGCGGCGTAGGCGGCGCGGCGCAGGGCGCTGTAGTCAGGCGCGGGTGGGGGGTCGGCGGGTTGGGGGGTGTTGCCTGCGGCGAGCCAAGCCAAATATTCGGCCGAGCTTTCGACGTTGTGCCATTCCAGGGTGCCGACCTTGTTGGCGTAAGCCCCATCTTGATGCAATTTGTACATGCTTAAAGCTCCGATGAAACACTGGCCAGAGTGCCTGAATTTTCAAACGAAAAAGTACCGGTGGTTGTCACAACGCCGGAAACCCTAACCCCAGTGCTCGACCCCGCACTTAGTGTCGCGCTATTCAAGTTCGAAAGGTTGAAACTTCCGGGCTGCGTTACAACTGAAGCAGTGGCTCTCATTGCTACTGGCAAAAGAAATGGAATGAGGTAATTTGAGGAAGCTAGGTTATAGCCGTTGAATCTCAGGTTGCTACTTTCGAATACTTGAAAGTACCTCTGACATAACGCCAACTCCACCCCAAACGGCCGATGCTCAAACGGTGTAGCCACCGAGCCCACCTCAAGCTGCACGCCTGTGATGGCGAAGATGTTAGTATTGGAATCTAGGCAATTCACCTGGTTGGCGGTATCCAGGAAGTTCCCCGTCTGCCAGGCCCCTGCAGTCGTCTGGAACGTGGTGCCTGCGGCCAGGACGAAGCACACTTCCAGGCCGGTTCCGTTGGTCCAGTCCCAGGTGCCGGCGGTGATGAGGCCGCCTGTGAGGGTGACGCTCTTGGTTTCCCAGGTGTTGGCGGCGTTGACGGTGTATTCGGCCACGGCGCTGCGATTCAGGCCGGAATTGCGGAACGCGATGCAGTGCACGCCCGTCTTGCTGCTGCGCGCACGGAAGCGCAGGGTGAAGGTGCGGCCGATCAGGTCGCGCACGTTGTAGCCTTCGATGCGCTGGCTGATGAAACAGGTGTCACCGGCCGAGATGGTGGTGTCAGCGGTGGTGACGGCCACGCGCAGGCTGTTCTGAAACTCGTTGTCGGCGGGAACGTCTGGCTGCTGGGAAATGGTGACCTGGGCGCCCGAGGTATTGCCGAAGCGCCAGCGGTCCAGGGTATAGGCGCCGTCTGCCACCAAAGTGAAGCTGGTGCCGCGCTGTGCCAGTTCTGCCTTGCCGTTGATGATTTTGTTTCTCATCCCGGCAAGCTGGCCGCCGTTAAACGAGGCCGCTTGTGAATCTCCAGTCGTGGATATTGACGCAGCAGAAAATGCACCAGCTATTGAAACTGCGCCACCGCCTGGAAAACTGAAGTTCTCCACATTTGTCAGATAGGGCTCAACATAAGCCAGCAATCCGGCGTATTTGACCGGGTAGTCAGTTGCGCCGAGGGTGACGCTGAATGTAGACAGGTTGGCCATCGGGTTACACCTCGATCATTTCGAATTTCTGAGCCCACCGGTTCGGCACCGGCAGGGTGTTTTGCGCGGCCTGGCTGAACTTGACCAGCATGCTGTGGTCACGCTCCAGCTCGGCGCCGGCCAGGGGGTAGATGCTGATGAACAGCTCGCGGTGCAGGCCGCTGCTGCGGGCCAGGTCGAGCCAGAGGGCGCGCTCGGATACGTCCAGCAGGCCCAGGTCAAACGAGAGGCGCCGGAAGCTGGCGCGGCGGTCTGTGCGCACGCTGCCGCCCAGGGTGCGCCGCTGCTCGCTGTTGGTGTCCCACGTCAGCGCCAGGCCGTATTCGGCGTTGTAGAAGGGCGTGAGGTAGCGGCCGATGATGAGGCGGCTGGCCTGCAGGTAGCCGGCGGGGTTGATGGCGTCCACCAGCTCGAGCTTGAAGCTCAGGGCGAAGACCTCTGAGAACCACAGCACATAGAAGGGCTGCTGCCAGTCTGCAAAGACGCCAGAGCCCCAGGGTTCCACGCCCCACTGGAAAGAGCCCCAGCCGGTCACCGTCAGCGGCGTCAGGGTGGTGCTGTCGTACACCACGGTGCCGGTCTGGTTCACGCCGTTGTAGAGGCGCAGGCGCCAGGTGGCGGTGCCGGTGAGGTTGTGGCCGTACAGCACCAGGGCGCTGCACAGGGTGCTGCCGCTGAAGTTGCCGTTGATGGTCTTGGTGCCCGTGGCGTTGCTGGTGCGGGCCACGCGGGCGCGGCCTTCCACCTGCAGATTCGTCACGGGTAGCGTGGCGGCGAAGTCTGCGCTGGTGAGCGTGGCCGCGTCCACGGCGTTGGATGAAATGACGCGCAGGTTGGGCATCAGACGAAGACCTCAAGTTCAATGCGCCCGCCGGTGAGGCTTTCGCGCAGGCCCACCACGCGGGCCAGGGTGCCGTTGTTCAGGCCGAAGCGCCCGAGGTTGAGCGCCACCACGTCACCCAGCTTGATCTGCTGCGCGGCGGCGAAGCCGGCCAGGCGGTAGACGTAGCGCAGGGTGTTGTAGAGGGCGGCCTGGCGCGTGGCCTCGGTGGCGGTGGCGGTGGCGTCCAGCAGGGCCGTGGGCTGCAGGTCTTCGTCGATGGCCAGCAGGTGGCCCGTCACCGAATTGGTGGCCTTGGCCACAAGGTACGGCGTCTGCAGGCGCTCGCGCTGGGCTTCGGTGAGGGTGGTGGCGCCGCTGGTGCTGGTGGACCAGAAGCGGGCGTAGCCCAGGCGCACGCTCTTGGCGGGCAGGATGCGGCGCACGAGCTGCACGCTGTTCTCTTCGACATCATCAGCGTCCAAGCTCAGCACGGCCGGCGCGGCGGGGGCACGGAACTGGCCTACGGTGAGCTTGCCGGCGCGGTCGAAGGCGTAGAAGCCGCCCAGGCCGGTGAGCAGGGTGTCCAGCGCCTGCAGCACGGTGGTGGTGTCGTTGTCCACGTACAGGCCCACGGTGGCGCTGATAGCGGTGTTCATGGCGGTGACGCTGGCGGTGTCAATGTCGCCGCTGGTGAGCGTGGTGCGCTCTGTCACCAGGCGCTGCATCACATCGGCCGCGGTGGTCACGTAGGTGCCGCCCGTCTTGCTGCCGCGCACGTCGGCGGTGATGGTGCCGGTGAGCGCGCCCGTGAGGGTGATGGTGCCGTTGGCCAGGTCTGCGGTGTAGCCACCGGTGGCGCTGCCGTTGACGTACACCGCGTCAATGGCATGGATGGCGCCATCGTGCACGGCGTAGCGGCGCGCGGCGGCGTCAATCAGCATGGGCGCCACGTTCTTGCACTCGCCGTAGCAGATGGGGCGGCGGCGGTCTTTGTTGGTGTCTGTGCCGCCAATGAGCGTGGTGCAGGCCGGCACGGTCAGCAGGTGCTGACGGTCACGCATGCGCAGCGTGAGCGTGGCGCTGTCGCGGGCCTGGATGTCGTCAATGGCGCCGCTGAAGACCAGGCGGAAGTCACTCTTGGGCCAGGTGGGGTCACCCAGGTACAGGCGCACGGGCCGGCCGTCCCAGGCGTCGGTGAGCCAGGCGTCACGCACGCCGCTGCTGTTGTCGATGTCGATGTCGCCGTAGCCGATGAGGCTGCGGCCGCGGAAGGCCTCGGCCATCTGGCTGCGCACCCACGGCACGTCCAGCACGATGTCGTCGTAGCCGGTGCTGGCGGGCGAATCGGCCGGGGCGCTGACGAAGCCGTGGGTGCTCATGTAGCGCGTGACCACGGCGCCAGCGCTGTAGGCTTCGGCCTCCACCAGCACCACGCGGCGCTGGTTGTCGGCGCGCAGCCAGGCGGTGTATTGGGCGTCAGAGATGGGCATGTCAGTTGACCCCGCCGCCACCGCCGCCGTTCGTCGACCACCCCGGGTCGTAATACACCGAATCCGCCACGGCCCGCCCGCTCTTGTCCAGCGCCTTGACCAGCGCGGTTTCCAGCTCACCCACGCGGGCGATCAGGCGTTCCAGCGTGCTGACGGTGGCATTGGTGCCGGCCGTGGTGGCGTCTGTCAGCGAGGACAGGCCGGCCATGCTGTTGCCGCCCAAAAGCTGCTGCACCACGCCAGTGGTGGGCGCCATGTTGGCCAGGGTGTTCAGGCTGCCGCCGTTGCTTTCCAGGAAGCGGCCCACGGGCGCGAAGGCTTCGCCCAGCGTCAGCAGTTGCGACAAGCGCTGGCGGCCTTGCTCGTTGCTGACATCGGTTCCCTCCACCAGGCGGCGGAAGTCCGCACGGCTGAAGATCTGCGCGTCGATGCCCAGGCTGGCAAGCTGGTCACGCACCTGGCGGGCCTGGATGCCGGCCAGCTCGGCTTCTTCGTAGTAGTTCTGGGCGAAGCTCTGCGTCTTGGCCACAAACGCTTCCATGCCGCCTGCGAAGCCCAGCAGCTGCTCACGCGCATCCACGCTCAGGTTCGCCACGCGGCTGAACACACCGCCGAACTCGTTGATGGCCTCAGAGAACTTCTGCAGGCCGGCCAGGCGTTGCAGGGTGTCGGAGATGGCTTCACCGGCCCGCTGGAACGGCGCAAGCTGGCCCTGGAAGGTGGTGGCCAGGTCTGCGGCGTAGCGGGTGAAGAGGGCCTGGATTTCGGCCTGGTCTTTGGTGGCGTCGCCCGAGAGTTTGATCTTGAACTGCGTGGTCACGCTGCTGAGCGCATCGCCCGGCAGTTTCAGGGCCTGGGCCCAGGCGCGGGTGCTGTCCAGCACGCCCATGGCCCCGGCCGTCAGGGCGGCAGAGGTTTCGTCGCCCAGGGCGCTGAAGTTGGTGCCTGACTTGTTCGAGCGGAACCAGCCGCCTTTCTGGAACCAGTCTTGGAAGGATTGGCCGGTGGCCGCGCCACCGCTGAGCGAGCCCTGGATGCCGGTGTCGCGCATCTCCTTGGCCTTCATGCCGAAGGCGCGGTTGACCAGGCCACCCACCACGCCCGCGATGGGGCCGATGCCGGGGATGGCGCTGGCGATGCCGGCGATGGTGTTGACGGCGCCGCCTGCGCTGTAGCCGCCTGACAGGGCCTTGCTGATGCCGTAGCCCATGAAGCCGTTGCCCAGCATGCCCAGGCCGGAGCCGAGCATGCTGCCCAGGCCCGTTGGGCCGGCGATCATGTTGCCGCCGATGTTCTGCACCGTGGACAGGCCCAGGCTCTGCCCTAGGCCGCTGTTGACCAGGTTGAGGCCCAGCATGTTGCCCAGCCCGCCATTGAGCAGGTTGGCGCCCGCGCTCAGCAGCGAGCCTAAACCGCCACCCGCACCCGCCGCGCCCGTGGCAGCAGACGCGGATCCTGCAAATCCCATGGCACTGGTGAAGGCCCCGGCGATGGGGTTGACGATGGCCTGGATGACGGGCCGCAGCACCATGCTGCGGAACAGGCCCTTGATGTATTCCCAGGCGCTCTTGCCGCCCTGCATCAGGGCGTCGCTCAGGGATTGGCCGATCTGGTCTGCCGTGCGCTGCCAGTCGCGGGCGGCTTCGTCTGCGGCTCTTGCGTTGGCGTCGATGACGGCGCGGTCGGCAATCAGGCCGCGCAGCTTCTGGCGGGCCTCAATTTCGCGCTGCACGTCCAGCCAGGGCTCGCTGCCTTCCTGGTAGCGCGCCTGGCGCTCTTTCAGCCGCTCGATGCCCACCAGCTCGATGGCCTCAGCCAGGCTGATGTTCATGGCGCGGGAAAGGTCTGATGCCTCAGCCTCGGCCTGCAGGCTCTTTATGCGCGTGTCCACGCTGGCCAGCGCGGCGGCTGCGGCGTCGCGCTGCTCTTTCTCGAAGTCGGCGATGGCCTTTTCTTCGGCGCGGCGAGCCTGCACGCGGGCATCCACGGCGGCCTGGGCAACGTTGGCCTCGACGGTGGCCGTCGTCAACGCCTGGCGCAGACTGATGCGCTCACGAATGGCGGCGGCCTGGGCCTTGAGGGAGTCGTACTCTTTGGCGTCCAGGTTGCGGTCCATCGCGCGGATGGCCTGGGTTTCCAGCAGCACGGCCTGCTCTTCTTCGCGGGCGTCGATCATGTCCTGGTAGGCCTGCTTGCCCAGCAGAACCTGCACCACCTGGTCAGCCAGGGCACGGGTTTCGTTGGCGATCTTGTCGGTGGCACCGGCCAGGGTTTCGAGGTACTTCTCGCGGGCCTTGACGGCTTCGCCCGTGGCCTTGGCTTCGTCGTCGAGGGCTTTGGCGGCTGCGAGGGAGGCTTCCTCCGCAGCCTTGCGGCGGGCTTGTTCGCCGGCGATGTCAATGACGGACGGGGCCGGCACGGCGAAGGGCGGATTCACATCGTCGCCGCGGCCAGCGCCGGCGTTGCGGCGGCCCAGGGCTGCGTCCAGCGCGGTGCGGGCCTTGAGGGATTCGCCCTGCAGCTCGCGCAGCTTGTCGACAGCGTCTTGCAGTTCCTTTTGCAGGGTGGACCGGTTGAAGCCGGTGACGTTGGGGTTGCTCAGACGGCCTTCCAGCCTGCCGATTTCCTCCAGCGTGGCCTGGATGCGGGCGTCTTTGAACTGCGACGTCAGCAGCGTGAAGAAACCGGACAGCACGCCACCGTTTGCGCTGAAGCGCATCATGGTGGAAATGCTGTCGTTCAGCGCCGGCAGGAAGTCTGAAACCAGGGCGCGGGCGCTGCTCGTGATGTTGGTGCTCAACTGCGCCATCTGCTTGTTGAAGCGTTCAGCCTCTGCCGCCTGCGCCTTGGTGACGCTGGCGTTCAGCTCGCCCGCCTCGGCCAAGTCATTCAGGAACGGCGCGGCCTCGCGCACGCTCTTGCCGAACAGCTCCTGCGTGATGCGGGCCTTGTTGGCGTCGTTCTCAAACCCGGCCAGCGCCACTGCCGTCTGGCGCAGGGCCTCTGCCGGGTCCATTTGGCGCAGCTTGGCGGCGCTCAGGCCGATGGCCTCCAGCGCGATGCTGGCGCCGTTCTTGCCGTCCGCTTCCTTGAGCTGGGCGTTGAACTTCACCAGCATGCCGCCCACCTGGTCAAGGCTGGCGCCGTTTCTGCGGGCCACCTGGTCGAGCTTGCTGATTTCCTCGATGCTGGCGCCGGTGGCGTCCACCAGGTCGTTCATGGCGTCGATGGCGTTGACCGTGCCGCGCACGAAGGCCGCGATGCCGCCCACGCTCAGCGCACCGGCCAGGGTGGGCGCCAGGGTGTTCAGGGCGTTGCGCACCGTGTCCACCTGGCCGCCCAGCTGGCCCATGCTGCCCACCACGCGCTGCAGGCCGCCCTGCACGGCCTCAGCGCCTTGCAGGCCGATCTTGATGCCGATTTCACTGGCCATCAGCGTGCGCTCCGTTCCTTGGCCTGGCGCTGGCG